CCGACCATGGAGGTTCTATGGACGATGCAGTAAGAAGGAAACTCCTGTTACAGGAGTATTCGACTTACGTCGCTATCATTCGTCAGAAGGGGTTAGAGTATCATCCCTTTTCGGACAAAGATATCGAAAAAATGCCTATCATTGACCTTTCGGTCATTGTTCGGCATGCTCGTGACATAGCACGGACACCATCAGAGTAATCTGTTAAGGTCCGCCGTCTCGTAGATGTCTTGGAAGCCCTTACGGGCCTACAGGCTCTTGGACTGCGTTCACTTAACTTATGATGGATCCATGAGGGAGGATGTGAAGTTCGCCCTGCGTCGGGTGTCCCGTATTCCGTGTATTACGTGGAATACGTCGCACTCTTTGCAGGGCTCTTTTCTCCTCTCTAATTCCTATGGTTAGCTCAAAGCGGAGTACTTTAGCGCCTAATAGCGCTTGGTCAACTTTCTAGGAGACAGGAATGGACGATCAGGATATTACTAAGGGTTTGATTGACCCGCAGCTTGCTTTTGCTGTGATCAGTCTCATCTTATGTTTTATCTTGGCGGACGTTTCCTGTGACTCCTCGATAGAAGACCTAATCGCCGTGCTCATTAACCTCCTTAACCTCGGAGATGTCAAATGACAACTCCATGGCCTCCGGAGTTTAGTGATACTTCTGTTACAGCCCTTTCGCGGCGGGGTGGCGGGATTATTGGTATCCCTCAAGTTCGTTACGGTGAATTCCATAGTCTCGATGTCATTGGCAAAGATGGTCGGGTTCTTCAGACGTCTGGCACCTACGATTTATCGGAGGAGCTTAAGATTAGTCTGAATGTGCCCCCCAACCTAGCCAAGGGCGCGAGCTTAGTCTACACCGTAATGATTACTGAGCCTACCCAGATGCCGGCCATAGGTACCTTCTATGAAGATCTTTACCCGAAGGTTAAAAAATACCCTTCAGGACCAAAGATCTTTTCTAGTCGGGACCCTACTGTCACGCGTAGGAAAGGAAATCTTACTACGCGCCTGCACACCGAACTGAAAAGATCAGCCGGTGGGGGATTCGGAGGTTCATCGGCAGGATCTCAACGGCCTAGTGCCGAGTTGACCACAACCCGTATGTCTAGCACAGCCTGGAACTCGTCTGGGGGCAGTAGCACTCGCCCACAGATTGATGTCGAAGACTATGAGAGGCATTGGACTGGTTCTCGGACCCCTGGGTATCGGAAGATCCTGCGTGATGGAGGCCGTTTGCCTATAAATGCGCATACGGTCTCAATGTGGCGTGCATCGATCGGGTATTGCGCGAAACGTGCTGATGACCCGGGTACTGTTTCCGGTTCACCTTTCCGTTCCGCAGAACTTGCGCCGATGTCCACATTCTTCGGTTTCCCGTCAGGACCTGTTCACTTGGAACAGGCGTTACGTGTTGCCACTTCAAAGCTGGTTAAGTTTTCCGGAAACGAGATAGAAGGTAATCTCGCTCAGGACCTTGCCCAGTTTGGACAGACCGCTTCGTTGATTTCTGGTACTTTAAACAGGATAACAGGGTCTGTCAAAGCACTGAAGCGGGGGAATATCTCCGCAGCGGTGACGGCGTTGTGGCAGAATGGGAACCCTCGGTTTCGCAAAGGCGGTGGCCCCTCTCATACGAAGGATCTTGCCAATAATTGGCTCGAGCTCCAGTATGGCTGGAAACCACTCCTTAAGGATATCGAAGGCACCATTAATTCGTTGAAGAAGTTTCATAACTCTTCTTCGAATAGCATCCTGCACGCAGCCTCGAATGCGACAGCTCAGGACAGTACTGACATCACTTTTAGTTCTGGCCTTTCACCTAAGGGTGGTAGGGTGCAAACCTCTACCATTACGAAGGTGCACAAGGCAATGAACTATCGTGTAAGTAGTCGGACACTGGCCTTTCTGGCGCAGACGGGATTCACAAATCCCATAAATCTACTGTGGGAAGTTCTCCCGTGGTCTTTCGTCGTGGACTGGGTACTCCCCGTCGGCCCCTACCTTGAATCGCTTTCGGCTTTTCATGGTATGGAGTTCCTCGATGGGTACTCGGTAGCCTTTACGAGACAGATCACTTCTGTATCCGTATCGGATGGAGGCCCGTTCCCTGGGTTCCCTAGCGCTACTAGTGACATTAACGGTTCTATGAACCGAGAATGGATCATCCTGTCTCGCGAGAAGCTTTTAGACTTCCCCGACCAGGCGCCACCTTCATTCCGGAATCCTTTATCCGGGATGCATGCGGCTAACGCTTTGGCCCTCTTGGTTCAGGTCTTCAAACGGTAGAATACGGATACTCCATGTTTTAACAAGGAGTACTGATATGCCCGCTATTGCGGCTATCAAAACCTCGTCCATTATCGCGGGAACCGAGAGTACAACCTCGGCGACCGTGGGCGTGGACAAGACGTTCGACCCCGAAGGGTTTATGCTCCCGGGTGTTGCACGGTGGTGTGACCGAAGTGGCGGAATCGCCATCGGTTACCCCCGGTTTTCCCTGTCGGTCCGCCCGCCTACCAAGACGAGCAGGGTCTACAAGGTAACCGCGAAGCTCGTCCTCCCGACGCTTGAGGTGACCGCGCCTTCGACTGCTACCGGTATACAACCGGCGCCGACGAAGGCATACGATTGCCTCTGCGTCATGGAGTTCATGTTGCCCGAAAGGTCGACCGCGGTAGAGCGTGCAGCATTGCTCTCTCACGTTCGGAGCCTCCTCGCGACGACGGTTCAGGCCTCAGATGCGTCTCCCTCAGATGCCACAGGGAGCCCGCTTATTGCGGCCGTAACCAACTTCGAACCTGCCTATTAATTTAGGTAGATCCGTTGTTTTGAACTTCAGGAGGATGCCATGTCTTCTAAGAAGTATGGCTCTAACTTCCTTAAAGGAGTTAGGGAGTACCGTGTTGGCCCAGAGGTAACCTCTGATGCTATCTCTCAGTTTCTCGAGTCCCTGGATTGTCCTCGCAGCCTGGCAGTACTGATTCTCTTCCGTAATGGAGAGCATCAGCAATTGCTAGACCTCGAGTTCGATCCCTCTTATTACCTTACTGGTAATGACTGTCGGGATGCTTACGCCGCTACGAAGTTTCTATCGAAGTATAAGGATCTTTCCTTAGACCGAGATTTAGACGACGTAGCGAAGAAGAAGTTCTTAGAATTCGAACTTCTTTGTAAGCAGACGAATGCTCGTTTTCGGAAGTTGGAACATGACCAGAAATTTACTAGTCATGTCGTATGGCTGCATAATGCAGTCGTGCGTAAAATATCCAATATCCTCGGCGAGTTTAGTCCTCAAGATTTCTTTGAGATGCCGGACTGGGGTCCTGGCGCGTCAACGCTTATTAAGCGACGATTCGCCAGTTCTACCAACAAGTTCCAGTGTGAAACTGGAATAACACGTGAGTTACACGCTCTGATACCGACTGAGCTGCTCCGCGAGGTTTACCCTCTTTGGGCAGCCCATTTAGCTGATAGTAAATTTCCAGACTATCAGGTCGGGAACAGAGTTGTCACTGTACCGAAGGATGCTAAGACCAATCGAGTTATTGCTATAGAGCCTGGAATGAATCTTTGGTTCCAGAAATCTATTGGCGATATGATTGGTCTCAAACTCCGACGGTGTGGAAACGACTTGCGCTACCAATCGAGGAACCAAGAGCTTGCTCGTTCGTCGAGTATCACTGACGAACTGGCAACTATTGATTTCTCTTCTGCTAGCGATTCCATTTCTTATTCTGTCGTTAGGGAGTTACTCCCGAAGCGATGGTTTGAAGTGATGGATTCTTGTCGTTCTCACTTTGGCTCCCTGGACGGCAAACTGTTTAGGTGGGAGAAGTTCTCCAGTATGGGGAACGGTTTCACCTTTCAGCTTGAATCACTCATTTTCTTTGCAGCGGCTTATTGCTGCGCGGAATATATAGGCTTAGATTATAAGTCTATAGACAAGCGAGTGAGCGCCTATGGGGATGATGTTATCGTCCCTTCGGCCTGTCTGGGAATCTTCTCCGATTTAATGGATTTCTACGGCTTTCGAATTAACGGAGATAAGAGTTATTACAACTCCCCTTTCCGTGAAAGCTGCGGGTCCCATTATTATCGGGGGTTAGACTTAAAGCCCGTCTATCTTAAAGATAGATTGTCTTCTCTTCAGACGGTTTTTCGTCTCGCAAATGCATTCCGCCGATTTAGTCACAGATTCTACCAGAACATCGGAGATTTCTGTGATATAAGGCAGCGTGGTGTATTTGAGCACCTTGTGCATAAGGTTCCTTCGGCTTTTCGCCTTAGGATTCCTCATCACATTGGTGACGGTGGATTCATCTCGAACTTTGATGAAGCCACCCCGAGTAGGGCTAGATTCGGTATCGAAGGATACTTCGTCTATACCCTTTCTGAGGTAAGTAAAACTTACCAAGAAGACAGAGTTGGATATCTATTGTCCAATCTCTGGGCTATGCCTAATCTTGCCGTCCCTATCAATTGGGGGGCAGAAGGCCAAACCCGGCTCCAAGCGATTGAGCGCCTCGTTCAGGTATCTCCGAAAGATGGACGTAACTCCGTTCATCTGGTTGGGGACCTGAAATTGAGGATCTCAAAGAGCCTGGTACAACAGTGGTGTAATCTCGGCGAGTGGATTTAGCTTTTAGCTAACTCTTCCTCGTCTTTCCTCTCATTTGAGAGTGGGG